GGCCGGGAAGATATGATGCTATCGAATATCGTTCACCGTGAGGAACTGGCGCGGTCGCTGGAACAGGCGAGAAAATGGGTGTCGCTTGTGGATTCCGGGCTTGAAGTCCTTACAGACGATGAGCGGAAGGTGCTGGATAGATTCTACATAAAGCCCGCGAGGGGAAATGTGGACAGGCTGTGCGAAGAATTTGGGATTGAAAAATCTCAGGTTTATGCGCGAAAGGATTCGGCGCTTCACCATTTTACAATTTCCCTGTACGGATGCGCAGAAATTTGAAAAACCGGAAAAAAACCGGAAGATTTTTCGGTTTGAATGTGCTATACTGGTAAAAAAGAAAAAGCGCAAGAGGCTTGGGATTGTTCCTGAGCCTCTTTTTGCGTGGCGCGGTAGATAACGAGTTGGGCGCTCTCTCCCCAACAGAAGGCCGTTTAAATCGGCCTCGCGCCATATATATCGCCGATGGCCTCCCACCGGCGACGAAACCCGGAAACGGGCAAAGAGGTTCCCCGGCACCGTAAGCCGGAGGGATGCGGGGAAGTAGCAAGGCCGGAGAGCAGCCTTGTGATAAGAGGAAAGAATGCCGGTTCAACTCCGGCCTTTCCCGCTATTTTTACTATTTTGCATGAGAGGTGGTGCTATGGCTGCAAGGATTACAGATCGGAAGAAAAAAAGAATAATTGCCGACTGGATAGAAATGCAGTCGTACAGCGCCGTTGCAAAAAAGCATGGCGTAACTCACCAGACTGTGAAAAGGATTGTTAGCGCTTCACCGGATATCGCCCAAAAAGTGCAGCAAAAAAAAGAAGAGAATACCGCCGACATGATGGCGTACATGGAATCACAAAAAGCGGCGATGCAAGAAGCAATCACTTTGCATCTGAAAGCGCTCACAGACCCCGAAAAGATTTCAGCCGCAACATTAAGCCAGATTGCAACATCTTTCGGGATTATTGTCGATAAGGCAACAAGAAACACGGCAAGCGGCAATGATAGTCTCAATAAGCTGGATGGGCTAATTAAGGAGTTTAGAGATGCTATTAAGCCCGAAACAGATTGAATTTGCAAGGTATGGGAATCACCGATGGAATTTCAAGGGCGGCGCGACCAGAAGCGGGAAAACATATCTTGATTTCAAGTGGATTATTCCCATGCGGATTCGAGAACGCGCCGGGAAGGATGGGCTTTCCGTTATTTTGGGCGTTACAAAATCCACAATAGAGCGAAATGTGCTAGAGCCTATGCGGAATCTGTACGGAGATAAACTTGTTGGGGCGATTTCCAGCGATAATACAGCATGGATTTTTGGCGAGAAGTGTTATTGCCTTGGCGCGGAAAAAGTGTCTCAGGTATCGAAGATTCGCGGCGCGTCTATCAAGTATTGCTACGGCGACGAGGTCGCGGACTGGTCGGAGGAAGTTTTTGCCCTCCTGAAAAGCCGGCTTGATAAGGAGTATTCCTGCTTCGATGGCACATACAATCCACAGTATCCCAACCACTGGCTAAAGAGATTCCTTGATAGTGATGCCGATATTTTCAGCCAAGAATACACAATAGACGATAATCCATTTTTGCCCCCCACTTTTGTTGAAAACCTGAAAAAAGAATATGCCGGAACGGTGTTCTATGATCGGTACATTCTGGGGAAATGGACGCTGGCAGAGGGGCTTGTATACGATTTTTCCGAAGCGAATATCACGGATGAAGTGCCGGAATTCGCGGATTATTATATAAGCATCGACTACGGCACCCTGAATCCATTTTCATGCGGATTGTGGGCTGTGAATGGTAATAAGGCGGTAAGAATCAAAGAATATTACTACGATGGTAGAGCCAACTATAAGCAGCTCACAGACGAGGAATATTGCGACGCTGTGGAGAGACTGACGGACGGCTACGAAATCAAGAGGGCGGTTATAGACCCTTCGGCGGCTTCTTTCATTACCGCCCTGAAACGCCGTAAATTCCGCGTCCTGCAGGCGGACAACGCCGTTCTTGATGGCATTCGGCGAACGGCGGTATATCTCAAGAACGGGAATATAAAAATTCACCGGTGTTGCACGGATGCCATTCGGGAGTTCGGGCTTTACCGGTGGGACGATAAGAAAACGGAGGACGCGGTAGTGAAAGATAACGATCACGCTATGGATGATATCAGGTACTTTTGCAACACCATCATGAAATACAAGGTGGAAAAGAAAAACGAGATTTCTCCCGCTGCTGCGTTGCTGCTGTGATTCTGTGTGATTCCTTTATGGAGGGAATAAATGAAAATTTATCAAGATTTGGAAGAAGCCATTGCGAAGGGAACTACCGGGAAATTCATACGTGATGCCGTGCGGGAACACCAGAGCAGCAAGGCGTACAAAGACGCCGCTGACGGTATGGCGTACTATAACAAGCATAATATCACCATTGAGAAATTCCAGAAGTTCCTTTTTACCTTATCTGGGAACAAAACTCCTGATATTTGGAGCAGCGACTACCGGCTTAAAACGCTAACGTTTCGGCGGCTGGTTACGCAGGAAGTGGGCTATATTTGCGCTAATGGCGTAAGCATGGACGAAAAGAAAAAGCTGGGCGCGGACTTCGACAATAAGCTGCAAACAGCGGCAAAATTGGCACTGGCGCAGGGCGTTTCCTACGGCTATTGGAATCTCGATCATCTGGAAGTGTTTTCATTCGCCGATACTCCCGGGAATCCGGGATTTGTTCCGCTGCTGGACGAAAAAACATCGGAGCTTATGGCCGGTATTCGGTATTGGTTCCGTGAGACTGGCCGAAAAACTGGCTACGCTTTACGAACTCGATGGCGTAAGCGAATGGAGCGCCGAGGGAAGCGACGACGCGCAGCCTATGGGCGAGAAACGCGCATATATCCACAAGGAGCTGAGGAACGATCTGGGTGTTGTGGATGTGTGCGACGAGAACTATACCCGCCTTCCTATTGCGGTACTGTATGGCAACGATACCCACGAAAGCGAACTCGTTGGGTTGCGTGGCTCCATAGACTGCTATGATTTCATCAAATCCGGGTTTGCCAACCAAATTGACGATACGAGCGGAATTTACTGGATTCTGCACAATACCGGCGCTATGGACGATACGGATTTGGCACAGTTCATCCAGAGAATGAAGAGCGTAAAGGCGAATGTGGTAGATAGTTCCGCTGAAACGGCTGCAGAAGCCCACACCCTTGACGTTCCCGTAGAAGCCCGAAAAACCATGCTGGATATTTTACGCCGCGACCTGTACGAAGACGCCCAGATGCTTGATGTGACGGCTCTGGCGGGGGCTGAGAAGACGGCTACAGAGATTTCGGCGGCGTATCAGCCACAGGACAACAAATGCGCCGATTTTGAGTATTTCTTGATAGATTTCATTCGGCAGATTTGCGCTGTTGCTGGTATCAGTAATCCACAGCCGGAATTTACATGGAACAAGGTAATAAATCGCACCGAGGAAACAAATATGGTGCTTTCGGCGGCTGCGTTCCTTGATGATGAAACGGTTCTGAAACACCTCCCGTTTCTTTTGCCGGAGGAAGTGCCGGAAATCCTGAAACGGAAAGCGGACGCTGACATAAATACGGTTTACGGCGGTGATGAGGATGGCCAGACCGAATGAAGCCGATAGAGGAACCGATAGGGCGCTTGCCGACTTGGAGCGCCGCATTAACTCCGTATATTCTCAGGCGGCTAAAGAGTTGCAAGAGGAAATAGATGCCTTTTTCAAGCACTTTGCCGATCAGGATAAGAAGATGCAGGACTTGATAGGCCAGAAGCGCAACGGCAAGGAGTGGACTGAAAAGGACTACCAACAATGGCGGCTGAACCAGATGGGGCGCGGGGCACGGTTGGAAGCGCTTCGGGACAATCTGGCCGAACGTGCGACGGAAGCAAAAGAGGTGGCGCTTGCCTATGTGAACGACGCTACGCCTGGAATCTACTCCCTGAATCGGAATTACACCGCTTACACCATCGAGAGCGTTCACCCGAGTGCGGATTTTACGCTTTTTGACGAGCAGACTGTAAAGCGCTTAATTGTGGAGCAGCCGGACGTGATGCCATACTACCCCGAAAGGCTGGCGCTAAAGCGGGGCATTGATTTGGCTTTTGGCAAGCAGCAGATTACAGCAAGCGTTACAGGCTCCATTTTGCAAGGCAGAAGCATCAAGCAGATATCAGAAGATTTGCAGTCCAGAATCGTCACAATGAGCCGTGTAAGCGCCATTCGAGCGGCAAGAACGGCAGTTACCGCCGCACAGAATGCCGGTAGAATGGACAGCTACGCCGCCGCTGACGAGATGTGGGGAATCAAATCCAAGAAAAAGTGGGTAGCCACAAAGG